GGATTTTGACGATTACAACTCTCAACATACATTGGAGGCGATGAAGATGGTGATTGAGGAAGCCACTCGCGGAGCCCCTGAAGACATTAGAGAATGGGCCGTGAACAGCTGGGATAACATGAACGTCAGGTGGATTTCGGATAAAACCGGTAAGCTAGAGACGAAGAGGATGGTCGGCACTCTGCCGTCGGGGCATCGAGCAACAACTTTCATCAACACTGTCTTAAATGCTGCATATTGCAGGGTTGTGATGGGAGATGCTTATAAACAGCTAGGTGCATACCACGCCGGTGACGACGTTATCATGTGGGGACCTCACGGGCCTTTGAGTAAGGCAATCTCCAGTGTGGAAAGATCTCCCTTAAGGGTTAATAGATCTAAACAGTCGATTGGTAATATTTCTGGAGAGTTTTTACGGGTAGCTTTTAATAAAAAAGAGGCCAGGGGTTACTTGGCTAGGGCCGTGTCAGGTTGTGTCTCTGGTAGTTGGGTCACGGAAGCCCAAATAGCTCCACGGTCATATCTAGATAACTTCACCAGGATGGCATGGACTATGGCGAACAGGAGCGGTGTCAGAAATGCGGGCGCGGTTTTGACACACTCTCTAATGGACAGGTTAGATGTCAGTGAGAGTGAGGCCCACGCTATATGCACTAACAGGGTGAGCGTCGGCGGCTCACCGATAATGGATAGCGATCCTAATCCTTGGATGCGCTATGATATTAGGGGTGGTAATCCTAAGTTCGGCAGGGTTGATGCTGGCAGTAGTTGTTTTGCGACAGAAGACTATTTGCACAACCATGTTGACATGAAATTACTAGAGGGCGCAGGAGTAAATCCTGGAGCTTTGAAGGCACTGATGCTAAAGGCGTCTTATAAGCCCAGATCTGATCCAGAGATTAAGACTATGTCCTTTACAAAGACCAAGTGTCCGGCTACAGTGCAATTAGGTATTGTAACAGCAGTACATTTTAAGAGGCGCGAGAACACTACCTCAACAGCCATAAGCATGTTAGAAGGCTTGATGAGTGGTGTCGACTGGCGATACCTCATTGCTCAGATAAGGGGGACAGATTCGAGCTACCTATCAGTCACGGGGAAGAGTGAGTGACC